GCGTTGTCGCCCTGCGCGCGGTAGATGAGGGCCAGCATGAGCTCGGCGTTGGCGGTGGGTTTGCCTTCGATCACGACGATGTTGGTCAGCGCCAGCATCGGCGGGATGGCCAGCTCCTGGCCCTTCAGGATCAAGGCGACGGCCGCTTGCGGTGTGCGGATGTGGCTGGGGAGCAGGCCCGACTTGACGAGGTGCCCGGCCATGTCGAGCATCGTGTCCCAGGCGGCCGGCGTCGGCAAGGTCGGGGCGGCGGGCAAGGTGGCGAGGGCGCTCATGCGTCCATCCCTTCGTGTCTCTCTGGTGCCACCCAGGAACGACAGGTACAGGCTTCCAGCGGCCAGCAGCAACGCCGGCCCTGGCCAATGGCCAGCCGCGTGCGCGTCGGCCACATATGCGCCCCGGCCCGCTGCGCGGCGAGCTGCGCCTGGCGTTCGGCTTCGGCCAGTTGGGCCAGTTCCAACGCCGCCAGGTCGGCCAGCTCCAAATTCACCGGGAACAGGTCCGGCACGCTGGTGCCCAAGGCCTCGGCCAGCGCGACGGTCATGCCCAAGGACGGCATACGGTTGCCCAGTTCCAGGCGCGCGATGGTGGAATGGTCGATGCCGGCCAGTTTGGCCAGTTCGCGGCGACTGAGCTCGGCCTCGTCGCGGCGACGCAACAGCCGCGCCCGGAAGCGCGTCAGCACGGCATCGGTGGACGTGCTCGGTTCGACCGTCTTCACGGGCACCTTCCCTCCCAGTGGTTACAGCCAGTAGAGGCTGATGGTGATGCCGAAGCCGATGGCGATGAGCAGCAGCAGCCAGCCGAGCAGCAGCGTACGCAGCCATTGAGCGCGGGTGCCGACCAGCGCGTAGACCAGTTCAGCGTCGTGCTCGATCTGCATAGCTGCCGCGTCGACGGCCGCGTCGTCGTTCGCGAGCATGTACCAGTTGACCGCCATCCCCAGCCCCCTGTACGTCAGCCCCCCAGGAGCACGGCCAGCAACACGGCGCCCAGGAAGATCCCCGAGATGAGCACGAACACGGCAACGATGGCCGTGGCGTAGTCCACGACGTCCGGCGGGCCGGAGCGGCGGCGCGGCGAGGTGGTCATCAACTAACCTCGTGGGCAATGTCCGGCACGCGCTGCGCGTCCGCATCAGCAGCAGCATGGCGACCGAGCAGGCGCCGATCGGCGGCGACCGCGGCGGCGATCTGTTCGCGTACATACGCCTGGCCAAGCTCCCGCAACAGGTCATACACCGGTCGCAGTTGGCGCCCCTCGGCGGCGAGCCGCTCGCGGTCGTCGGTGGGGTGGCTGCCGCCGGTCATGCCGATACCACCGTGACCGACTGCTCGCTCGGCTGCTCCGGGTCGTACCCCAACAGCGCGACCGCGTCACGCCGGCGTACGAAGAGACGCGTGCCAACGCGAATGACCGGCACGCCGGCGATGGCGCCGTCAGCGTTGGCGGCGCGATAAGCGGTGGCCGGCGAGATGCCGAGCCAGCGGGCGAAGACTGGGATGTCGATCGTCTGCCGCTGCGCGTGTCGCGCGGGCATGGCCGTCTCCTCCGTCGTGCGAGTCGTGGGACGCCTGATCCGCGATCAGCGTGCTACGACCCTAGCGACTGACGATTACCCGCGTCAATCCCGAAATTGCCCGACTTTGTGCGCAGAGAACTGCATGCGTAGCTACGCATGCAACACGTGCGAACAGCGCGACGTATATGCCTGCTGATTACCCGGAAATTGCCCGCCGGTTACCCGTGTGGCTGGTCGTGTTCGTCCAGGTCGTTGGACTGACGTGCCTCCGGCTGGCGCGGCGTGGCGGCCGGCGCGTCAGCCGGAGGCATGCCAGGCGGAGCATCGCCCGGCTGGCGGTGGACGCGATGCGGGACCAGCTCGTCGCCGAGGTTGGCACGCAGCGTCCCGACGATGTTGTAGACCGTCTTCGGTTCGAGGTCGTGGTCGCGAGCGATCTCGGTGACGCTGCGCTCCAAGCGCCAGTCAAGCAAGATCGCGCGATCACGCGGGCGCAGGTCGAGCCCGTCGAGGGGGTCACGCGCCGGTAGGCCGGCCAAGGAGTCAGCGATAATCTGTTGGAGGCGACGCACGAAGGCGCCGGCATCCGGTTCGCCGAACCGGATGCGCACGTCAGTGACATCGAAGCGCACGTCGATCTCGGCGCCGAACAGATGCACGTTGAGGTGCGCGGCCATATGCAAGTCGGGCTCGCTCGCGTCGTGGGCGGTCGCGGCGCGGGGCGCGTCAGACGCGCTCATCAACAGGACTCCCAGGTGCGACAACGCAGCGGCGGCGGCGTCCGCGGCCGCGACCAGGGCGCTGGACGGAGCGACGGCCGCCGCGACCGTAGCGACAGATGATACCACCGCGAACCGTGCAGCGCGTTGGGGTGTCATGCGGCAGGCTGGGGGAGAATACTGAGGCGGTCAGGATGACTCAATAGAATGACGTAGTTCCACAAAGACGTACCGCTATCAAGTCGTAAGCCGGCCTCGCCCCGCCACTCCACTACGAACCACGTCCCGCGCGCCAGTTCCACCGCCCCCGCCGCCCCCGGCTCCGCACGCGCCACCGTCGCGCGCAAGTCCAGGCGCTCCACGATCTGCCGCGCGGCCCCCGGCGTGATGCCCGCCAAGCCCGCCCCGACTTCCTGGAACAGCGTGCGTAAGCCGTCCGCCTGGTCCGCCGTCAGCGCGTGCATCGGCGCCTCGCCCAGCGCCGAGCGTGCCTGCAGACTCTTGGCAATCAACTCGTCCTGCACCGCCATTTGCCGGCGATACGCCGCGAATGTTTCGCTCCCGGCGTCGAAGGCGCTGGACTGCTCGGCGAGGTTGTCTAACGCGGCCCGCGCGGCCGTGATGCGGCGCTCGATGGCCTCCACCCGTTCAGCATAGACGGCCAGCGCGTCCCCTGCCGACGTCCTGAGTTGTGTCAGATACTCCTCAGCGCGCGCGGGATGCCCTAACGTGGCCGCGAGCCGCGCGATAAAGTCCTCTTCGACGCGCTCGGCCCGCAGGCTGGGCAGATCGCAGACGCGCTTGCCCAGTACGTGCGCCTTCGACGGCCAGCGACATCCACAGGTGTAGTAGCGCTTGCCGGCCGCGCCGCCGGTGTGCAGCAGCGTCAGACAGTGCGCGCAGGTCATGCGCCCGCGTAAATAGCTGGCGTCCTCACTCGGCAAGCGCCGTCCACGCCGGTTGACGCGCCGCTCCGTCAGTGCGACCTGCACCGCGTCCCAGGTCGCGCGGTCGATGGTCGCCGGCACCGGCACCATGATGCCCTGGCGCGTCTCGGGCGCCATGCGCATGTCCGGGTCGTTGCGCCCGAAGAAGTACTGGCCGATGTAGACCGGGTTCGTCGCCAGCCGGATGACGGCCCGCGCCGTCCAGCGCTTGCCGCGCTGCGTGCGCAGGCCCTCGGCATTGAGCTCCGACGCCAGGTCGCTCGCGGACTGCTGCCGCAACGCGTGCAGGAGGCGCTCGGCGATCGGATTGGTCACCGGATCACGCTCCAGCCCGTGGCTGCGCGCGCGGCCGTCCGGCAAGGTCTCGTAGGTCTTGCGATAGCCGAACGGCGCCAGGCCCGTGCCGACCACACGCCCGCTCATGGCTTTGGTGCGCTTGTTGACGGACGTCCGCAGCGCGATCTTCTCCTTCTCGTATTCAGCGAAATTGAGCAGCTGGCGCTTCATCATGCGCCCTTCCGGCGTCGTGTCGTCGATTGGCACGCGCTGGTAGACGACGCGCACGCCGTGCTTCGCGAGCTGCTCTTCGAGCACCAGGCCCTTGACCAGCGAGCGTGCGAAGCGGTCGAGGTCCGGTGTCAACAGAATCTGAAACTGCCCGTCACGCGCGGCGGCCAGCATGGCCGTCAGGCCCGGCAGGTTCCAGGCGCTGCCCGACGCGTCACGCTCTTCGCCGTCGCGGAAATGCAGCTCGTCGGGCTGCTGCCAGCCTTCGGCGGCGGCGTGTTCGGCGAGCGTGCGTTCCTGCGTCGTCAGCGAGAAGCCGTACGACTGCTTGCGCAGGCTGACGCGCTCGTATGTGGCCGCGATCGGCGCGGCCGGCACGGGTTGCGGTGCGTCGGGCCGGGTCGCACCCGTGCCAGGGGATTGCGGATAGACTTCGCTCACTGGACAGGTCCAATCTGTCTGGTCACGCCGGCGGCGTCTGATCGCGCGCGCCGGCCTCCTCGTTCTGAATGGCTACCGCCTGACGTGCCTCCGGCTGAATGTCTGCCGCCTGACATGCGCCCGGCTCGTCTGGCGCGGACAATGCCACGCGGATCACGTGGTCCCACAACCGGCGCCAGGCGGCCAGCGCGGCGGCATCGGCCGCGGCGGGGTCGCGACCGCGCGCACGAGCCGCGATCTCCTCCAGCGACAGCGGCGCGTTCACGACGAGCCTCCGGCGCGCGGCGCGGCGTTGCCGCTACCCGCGGCAGACTCGTCCACCGCAGGTATGTCAGCCAGAGGATTATGCGGCGGCTCTAGGCCAGCGTCACGAAACGCTTGCGCGATGCGGCGCTGCACGTAGCGCTCGCTGACCTCGCGGATGAGCGCGTAGGCCGGCGCCAGGTCGATGGCGCGGGCCATGCCCGCATTCGTGTTGTCGTTCTTCGCCGGCGTGCTCATGACAGCCCTCCGGCGCGCGGCGCGGTCGGCACGTGCGCAGCATCCCTGTAGCGTTCCGTCACGAACGCCTCCCAGTCTCGCCGCTGGATGCGATAGCCGATCTTGCCGCTGAAGTTATGGCCGCGCAACTTCCCTTCACGCAGCCAACGCCGCACGGTTTCAGGCCCAACCCGCAACTGGGCCGCGACCTCCTCAACCGTCAGATATTCGTCCTGTTCCATTGCGCCTCCTTCTCGTGTAGTGTAACGCATTATCGCGCGCTTTCGCACCCTCATGAGGTTGCACTGTCGCGTGCTATGTAGTATTATAGCATGGTAGCGGCGCGATGGACGCGCCCACACGGGACAGGGAGTAGCACCGATGACCACGACCGTCACCCGCACCGGAGCCAACCGCTGGGAAGTCCCCAGCGCCAGCCAGCCCGAGCCGCGCCTCGTCGTCCGCCACGCCGGCGCCTTGACCTGCGATTGCCCGGCGGGCTTTCATCGCGGGCGCTGCCGGCACATCAGCCAGGTGGCCGCCGCCATCGAGGCCGAGGCCCAGGCGACCTGGCACAGCGAGCGCGCCGCCCTGCGCGCCGAGGGCGTCGCCCTCCTGGCGCCCACGCGCCGCGCGGCGGTGGCGTCGTGACCGCCGCTCCGTACGAGTTGCTCCTCGATCTGGCCGAGGCCGACATGCTCGATTGCGCGCATGTCGGCTTGGCCGAGCTCAGCCTGTGGTACTGCGACGGCAACCGCTGCTTCGTGGTCGTGCTGTGCGACGAGACGGTGCTGGCCGTCTTCGACGACGAAGGGCCGGCCACGCGCTACTACGCGGACGTGCTGCAAGGCCTGCGCTACGCCCAGGCGGTGGCGTGATGGCCGGCAGCGCCAAGCCGGTCAGCGTCACCCTGGCCGGCGAGCTCGACGGCTTCCCCGTGACTGTCGCGGCTGAGCTGCTGCTCGACCAACTGCCGGCCGTCGTGCGCCGCCTGCGCGCGGCCGGCGTGCAGCCCCCACGAGCCACGAGCGCGGCGGGCGCCCCCAGCGCCGTCGACAGCCCGCCGCGTTGCCCGCTGCACGGCTCGCCGATGAAGCCCAGCCGCAAAGGCGGCTGGTATTGTCCGCGCCAGGATGACGCCGGCGCCTATTGTGAGCACTCGCGCGCGGCGTCGGCCGCGTGACGCACCCGTTGAAAGTGAGTCCCATGAAGATCTGGAACCGCCGCGCCGCCGTTGCCATCATCGTCCCAGCCGCCTGTTTGCTCGTCGCCTGTGGCGGCGGCGGCGGTGATACGCAGTCCTCCCAGTCCGCCAGCGCGTTCGTCGTCGAGCTCGTCGAGACGGTCGCCAAGGGCCAGCACGTCCGCGCCTGGGAGCAGTTGCATCCCGCGCACCAGGCGATCGCGACGCGCGACGCCTACGTCGCCTGCCGCGAAGATACCGTCGTGGCCATCGAGGATGTTAAGGCCATCGAGGAGTACCCCGAAACGGAGGTCATTCCTGAACTCGGCGAGGTCACGACGCAAGCTGTGACGGTCAGTTTCCGCGTCGGCGAGACGACGCTGCGCGACACGTTCCACGCGGTGCCGGACGGCGACGGCTGGCGCTGGGTGTTGCCGACAGCCGACCTCGAGGCGTACCGCGCTGGGGACTGTCCCACCTAGCCGCAGCGTGTGCGATACTGGCCGACACGCGTCCAGCGCCTACATCATCACCACCTCCCTCCCACGGCCACGCCCCCGGCGCACGCTACCACCGTGCCGGGGGCGTGGTCACTTAACACGGTCAACGCCGCGCACGCTCGTCCGCCTCCAGCGCCGTCATGCGCTCCTTGAGCTCGTTGAAGCGTTTCTCCCAGGCTTCGTTCAGCGCGTCGTACTCGCGCTGGCAGTCCTTGCCCAGCCGTAGCACGCCCGTCAGCCACAGCACCACGATGATGATGGGCGTCACGCCCTGCACGATCAGATTCAGGAGCTGTTCGGGCATCGCCGCCGGCTCCTTACGCGGGCGCACCCTCGGGGAAGTCGCGCGCCAGCGCCTCGGTGCCCAGCAGCCGGCCGAGCACCTCGTAGGGCGTGCCGGCGTACTCCGGATGGTGCTCGAAGACCCAGCGCTCGAAGTACTGCACCAGCAGCCCGGCATCCAAGAAGGCGCCCGAGACCGGACGCCCGAAGATCGGCAGCCCGCCGTTGGCGTCGTAGAACGCCTGGAACTCCGGCGCGATGTACTTGCCGGTCACGGGATCGGCGCCGTCCGGGGCGGGTGGCGCCGGCGCCGCGCCCACAGCCAGGCGCACGCGCGTCATGAACTGTTCCCAGCCGCGTACCATCGCCCGCAGGTTGTGCGGGCAGTCCTTGCCGCTCCAGTGATTGTGCTGCACCACGCATGTATCCAGCGCCAGCCCGGACAGCGAGGGCGTCGCGTGATACAGCCTCGCCACCAGCCAGGCGGCGTTATTCTGCGTGGCCGTGAAGTCACCATCACTGTTGACGCACAACTCGATGCCGATGCTCTGGCGGTTGCCGGTGCCGTGCGCGCCGTCGCCAGCGTGCCAGCCGTTCTCGGTCACTGGGAGATGCTGAACAATCTCATGGTCGTCCACCGTGTAGTGCCAGGATGGGTCGCCCTTGCCCGCTTTGGCGAGTCCTTGGAGGTAGCGGCTGTGCATCTCCGCGTTCGCGCCCTTGCTCGGATTGGCGGTCTCGTGGACCGTGAGGTAGGTCGGCGTCAGCGGGTGGCCGGGCCGGTTGCTGGCGCCGGCAGGGAGCAGCACCACGCGGATAGGTGGCTCAGTAGCCGGAGGCACTTCTGGTGATGGCACTGCGTCTCCTAGCGCCACGAGCTCGTTCGCCTTCCGGGCGAGCTCGGCGCCATACGTGCGGCCGGGATAGGCCCACTTGCCGTTGAGGTCGTCGAGTACATCCACCGTCCCCAGCCAGCCCGCATCCTTCACCGCCTGGTAGCGCGGGTCGCTGGCCGTCCAGTAGCCGTCGCCCTTGACGTAGGTGAGCAGGTGCGCCACCTGGGCGGCGATGCCGTCGAGAGGCGTCGCGAACGTGATGGCCTTGCCATACGGGTCATCGTTCTCGGCACCTATCCCAGCCGGATTGTTCTTGTCACGCGCGATCTTCGACTGCCACCACGCGCTCTCGTGCGCGCACTGCGCGGCGACGATGTCCGCGTTCACGCCCTCCGTCGAGCAGGCGCTGATGATTGCCACGCCAATCGGCGGCGGGTCACTGCGCGGCAAGTCGACGTACTGTGCGCCGCGCGCAGCATTCATGCTGAACCAGCGATCAATCTGCTCGGCGGTGGCGCTGCCCGTGCCGAGGATGGGCGACTGGCCCGTGTAGAGCGCCATTATCGAACAAACCGCCCCACCAGGGCCAGCACGACCAACACAATCAGCATCAGCAGGATCGCCAGATGGGCACCGTCGCCGGTGAGATTCACGTCATACAGGATCACGCCACCCCCCTAACTGTATTCGCGCAATTCCCAGTGCCAGGTGCGGTTGGCCGGGTCGATCGCGGCGTTGGTCATATTGCTGAGCCGCACCGTGATCGTATCCGCCGCCGAGACGTAGCCCGTCCAGGTCAGCCCGGCCTCGATGCCCGTCGTCGGCATGACCGTCACCAGATCGCCGGCTGCCGCGCCGGTGGCGGTCAGCGTCAGTTCGGCCGACGCACCGGCCGTGCCGGCCGCCGTGATCGACGGGAAGTTCAGCGCCGCCGCGCCTTTCGTGATGCGCAGCACTTCCGTCCCGCCGCCCACTGAGAGCGCCCCAACTGGCGTCGTGCCAAAGCCGTCGAGCAGGATCAGCCGCAGCCCGCCGACCGTGAGCGTGTTCGTGCCGGCCGTCTCGCACTGGATGCGCACGCGGTTGAGCCCGGTCGTCCCATCCAACGCCACCGAGAAGGCCACGAACGGCAGCACCGTGCCGCGGTCCTCCTCGCGCGGTTGGAAGCGCACCGGCCGCCCGGACATGCTGGTCGTCAGGTTGCTGGCGAAGCCGAACAGCCATTCCGCGTCGGCCGTGTCGCCCGTGTCCAGCAGCACCTCCCCCACCAGCGCCCAGCGCCCGTACTCCGGCGTGATCGCCAGCACGTCGAAGGGCCGCGCCGTGCGGCCATGCGCGGCCGTCGAGGTCAGCACGTAGGCATACGGCGCGCTGAAGCCCGTCGGCGCCGTGATCGACGTGCCGACCGTCATATCCGTCTGCTGCCAGGGCCACGTCTCGCCGGTCGCCAACGGGGCCGGCAAGAGCGCGTACTCGCGCACGCCCGGCAACGTCGGCATGCGCAACGCCGCGCCGATCGTGCGCGTATAGGTCGTGACGACCGGACCGGCCGTGACGGCGCTGTACTCGTAGCGCCAGTACTCCGGGCCATGCCCGTCGGCGTCCTGGCAGGCCGTGAGCGTCAGGCCGGGAATGCTCAGCCCCAGGTCGTGCGTCTCGTCGGTCGAAACGCGTAGATGCGGCTGCGCGGCCGGCGGCAGGAAGCGGCAGTTCGACATGACGACGCCCTGCGCGATGCCGTGCGTGCCGGGTTGCGGCACGCCAATGCCGGCCGTCCAGGCTGCGTCCGCGATGCGCAGCTCGGCGCCCTCGCCCGCACTGCTGCCCCAGATGGCACTATCGCCGCTGTTACGTAGCGTGCAGTTGGTGAACTGGGCCGGGCCGGAGGCGCCCAGGAATTGCACGCCGGCGCGGAACGAGTCCTGAAAGGTGACGTTGCTGACTTGCAGCGTGGCCGGCGTGGATTCGATGTTGAGCCCGTTGCCGCCGCGTGTCGAGCCGTTGCCGCTGCGCAAGATGCGCCCGCCCGTGATGGTGATGTCGCCGCCGACGCCGTAGATGGTCAGGCCGTTCCAGCCGCAGTTGAGGATGCTAAAGCCGTCGATGACGATCGTGCCCAGGTCGTCGCCGTAGTCGTCGGCCGAGAGCGACAGCCCCGACGCCAGGCAGTCCTGAATGACCAGCTGGGTAAACGTCATGCCCACTGTATCGAAGGCGTCGATGGGGTAGCCCTCGATGTTGCCGTGCGCGTAGGCGCCGCGCAGGATCATGTTGTCGAGGCGCAGATCACTGGCCGTCATGCCGGCCTGCCGGCGGATCATCGTCATCGCGCAGTTGCCGCCCTGCGTGATATTGGGCGCGTTGCCGTCCAACGTGAAGTGCGTGAAGCGCACGCCGGCGCCCTTGTAGAGCAGGATGCGCGAATTGACGTTACTACCCAGCGCGTTGGCCGAGGCGGCGTCCGCTACCAGGCGCGTCGCGTCGGCACTGGCGCCCACGAGCGTGATGTAGTCGCTCAAGACCGGGATGCCCGGATCGCCACTGGCATACACGAGCACCGCGTACTCGCCCGGTGGGATGCGGATCTCACCGCCGCCGCGTGCCTCACACTTGGCGATCTCCAGTTTCAACGCGGTGTCGTTCTCTTGCGCCGTGTTGTCCGGATGCAATCCGGCCGCGTATTGCAGACCGCGCTGGTCGCGTCCGCTACTGACGATGCGCTTCATGAGCGTGCCGAAGCCGCCCGGCAACGCGTCGAGCTCGACCTCTAAGCCGTTGGGCGGCAGGCGGTCCTTGACGCTGACGATCGTACTGGGGACGGCGTCGCCGACCACGTACACCGTCTGGCCGACCCGCACGCTCTGCGGCGGCGTCCACATGCCCGCCGGTGTGAAGAGCCCGGTCCCGCGGATACTGGACGGCACGACGGGCGTGGCCGCGCGGCCGAGCAGCGTGTCGCGCATCTGCAACGCGGCGCCGTCGGTCAATTCACCGGCGCGGATCGTCCGCGAGCGTGGTCGCCGGCCGCTGTCCGTCGCGCCAACGACGTCGCCCCAGGCGGTGTAGCGCTGAGCTCCGCCCACGGTGTAGCCGACGCGTAGGCTCGTCAGCAGTTGCGCGCTCGACGGCCGGCGCTCGAGGCCCGCGTCATCCCGCGCGACCCAGTAGTGCGCCGCGTCACGCGCGGGCGGAACGCGCCGGCGCAGATAGATGGTCTCGTCGAAGGCCAGCCAGTCCAACAGCTCGCCGCCCAGCGCGCCTTCCTCGACGAGCATGTCCAGCACCTCTAAGAGCGTCTTGCCGTCGAAGTCCAGCAGGCGGTGCGTGCCCTGTGGGTCGTCGGCCGCGCTGCTCGTCGCGATCGTGAGGTCGGGCGCCACGTCGGCGGCGATCAGACGCAAGGCCGCCAGGCTGGTGTAGAGCGTCGTGCTGTCGGGCGGCGCCGCATACGTGTGGTCGGTCGCGGCCGCGAAGCCGACGCCCGTCACCGGCAGTTCGGTCAGGTAGCCGCCCTGCTGGCCCGGATCGCCGGCGCGGCCGCGGAAATACGTGTGCGCGCCGGTCGCAATCACGACGTCGGAGCCTGGCAGCCAGGCCGAGGCCGGCACGCTACGCGGCACAAGGTCGACCGTGGCCGAGGCGTAGCCGCCCGGCAGCACCTGCTCGCGCGTGACGCCGGCCACCTCGCGCCCAAACTCGAGCGCTTCAAGCCGCCCTTCGGTCAGGCGCGAGACCCGGACGGTGATCGGCGCGGCCCCGGCGGCAGCCATTGACGAGCCTCCGGCGCCGCTCATACTGTCAACCCGCGGATGTCGCGATAGCGCGGCGTGAGTTTCAAGGCCAGCCCCAGGCTAGCCGCCGTCGACGCGACCTCGTCGGCCACCAGCGGCATGAAGGTCAGGTGGTTCTGCAACGGGTACGGTTCCAGCGTCAGCGCGCCGGCCACGGCCGCTAAGCCCACCACCGCGCCGGTCGTGCGGTGCAGCAGCGTGCCCGTGATGGCGCCGTCGCGCGCCGTGTCAATCAACCAGCGCCGCGGCGTCGCGCCCGGCATGGGCGACACCAGTGCGTACACGGCGCTATCCTGGCCGGCTTCGAGCAACGTCACCGCGTCGACATCGACTGTCGTGCCGGTGCCGCTGGAGGCGCGCGCCTCGATCACCAGCGTGACCGGCGTGTCGGCGCGCAGCTCGCGCCGGCCGTGCGGTGGGAAGGCTTCGGCCGGTGCCACTAGCAATCGCTCCCAGCGCGACTGGCCCAACGCGACCGTGAGCGGGTCGAGCGTGCGCACGACCTGCGTATCGACCATGAGCCGCGCCCGGATGAGCGCCGGTTGCACCGTGACCGCGCTCTGAGCGGGCGGAGCCCCCGCGAGCGCGCCGGCCTCGCTGCTGTGCGTGTAATTGCTGACGGCGCCGGGCGCGCCGGTGACTTCCAAGTACTGCCAGGCGAGCGTGCCGCGCTGCCAGTAGATGCGTTTGACGGTGGCCGTCGTCACGTCGCCCCAGTCGAGTACGTTCGCGTTCGAGGCGCCCGTGCCTTCGGGGATCACGACCGCACGCGGCGCCGACACGCCGAGGAGCGTCGCGCCGGCGTACACGGCCACGACGTAGGTGTAGCTGCCGTTGGGCAAGGTGCCGCCCGTGTACTGCGGCGTCAGGCTGGTGATGGCGAAGCCGGACACGACCGCGCTATCGCGCACGCGCAGCCAGACGTCGGCCAGCGTGCGGTAGGGGATCGTGAAGGTCGCGACTTGCTGCCAATCGGTCGTGCTGAGCGCGGCGATGCGCGCGTAGCTGCTGCCGAGATAGTCGCCGCCGACCGTGACGGGGCCGGCCGCCGAGCCCACCGCCGCGTCCAAGATGGGCGTGTACGCGCTCACATCCTTGGCGGCGTAGCGCGCCAGGCGCAGGCTACTGACGACGACACCCGTCGACTGGTCATCGAGATCCAGATCCACGAGCGCCGGCGCATCGCCGGGTACGTTGCTGATGACGGCGTAGCTGCTGAGGCCGCTGAGCGTCGTGGCCGGCTGCTCGACGCGGATGCTGCCCGCGCCCGGAGCAGTGTCGCCCAGGTAGGCGTCGGTCACGTAGATGCCGCTCGTGCCGGTGCCGGCGAAGGTGGCCGACGTGCCGTTGTGCAGATGGATGCGCAGGATACTGGTCGTATCCACGTTGGCCGCCGCCACCGTGCAGCGGTACCAGCCGTTCCCCAGGTTGGTGATCGTGCCCGTGCCGCTGGTCGTGTTTTGGATCAGGCCGGTTGCCAGATTGAACTCCACGTTGCCGATCACGGTCCCGGCCGTGCGCAGCAGCCGGACTTGCATGCGGCTGTACTCGGCCAATTTCGCGACCACCGAGGCGTAGATCGTCGCACCGGCCGTGGTGGCGGCGCCCGTCTGCGTCAGGTAGTGCGCCGCGCTGGTCGTCGTGTCCAGCAGCTTGTCGGCGGAGAGCGTGCCGTCCAGCGCGGCCGCGACGTTCGGCGTGACGTTGGTCTCGCTGGTGGCCCACGGCGCGAGATTGAACTGATTCGACTGCGCCAGGTAGTTGCGCGCGAGCGTCACGGGCGTGCCGCGCGCCAACGGCAGGCAGCGCAGCACGAGCCCGATGTCGGTCAGGATGCGCACCCCAGCGCGCCGATACGTGAACTGTTCCTTGGGGATGTCCAGTTGGCCGCCCAGCAGATCGAAGTACAGCGGGCTGGTCAAATCGGCCCAGACGAGCGTCAATGTCAGCCGCGGCGCATTGCTCCAGGGCTGGGCTGCGAGGGCGGCCTGCGTCAGTTTGGCTTGCACCTGGCCAAGCTTCCCGACCGTGGCCACGCTCGTCGCGCCCTGGGGGAAGAGCAGCATGCTGATAAAGCGCTCGCGCTCGTCAGGCAGGGGCGTCGGCAGGTCGAGCGAGTCGGCCTGGATCCAGTCGGTGATGTCGAGGTCATCCAGCAGCACCTGCATGGCCATAGCTAGCTCCAGCCCGCCATGACGTCGCCCGCAGCCGGCCCGATGGACTGCACCAGCCGGCGGTCGATCGACGGCATCAGCCAGCGCGCGACCGGCTCCGGGTCGCCCGGCGTCATGTACAAACTGATCGCGACCGGCTGGGGATCGGGCCGCCCGGCACCGGCATAGCGCGTGGGGTCAACGCCCTGGATGTTGTGCAGCGCGTTGTAGAAGGCCAGGGCGCGCGTCTGGGCCGGCGACAACACCGGCGTTGGCGCCGGCCCGGGCGGAGCCGCACTGGGGGGCGGACCGGGCACGGTCGCCGGCCCACCTGAGGGCCCCACGCTGACGCCGCCGGTCAGGAGCTCGATGATCGTCTGAATCTTGCGCGCGATCTTGGTCGCTTCGGTCAAGCCCTTGCCCAGCTCATCGCCCAGTTGCAGGAGCTTCTTGACGGCCAGCACGACGTGGCCGAAGAAGTGCTCGATCTGCGTACGAAAGTCCTTGCCAAATTGCGGCAAGCCCTCGTAGTCGGTCGCGGCCTTGAGCAAGTCGAAGACGGCCGCGCCGGTCACGGCGAAGTCGCGCGCCGCGGCCAGCCCCTTGGCCTTGAACGTCGCCGCGCCGGCCTCGATGGCTTGCACGAGCAGTTCGATCTTCTTCCCAAAGCGGAACGCGATGTCCTCGATGCTCTCGTCCGAGTCCTTGCGTTGCAGGACCGCGAAGGCCACGACCGCGTCATGCACGACGCCGACAATCGGGCCGGCCGCCTCGGCGAAGCGCTTGGCGGCGGCCAGGCCCTGGCGCTTGAACACGAGCGCCGACTGCTGCACGGCCTGCACGAGCAGTTCGAGCTTCTTGCTGAAGCGGTACGCGATGTCCTCGATGGAGATGTCGGCGTCGCCCTTGACCAGCGCGGCGAAGGCTTCGATCGCCTCGCTCACCAGTCCGATGATCGGCCCAGCCGCGTCGGCCAGACGCTTGGCGGCGGCCAGCCCGTCCTCGCTGAACGTCTGCGCCGCGGATTCGATGGCCTGCACCAGCAGTTCGATCTTCTTGGCCAGCGCGAAGGCGATGTCCTCGATGCTCCAATCCTGGTCGCCGGCCGCGAGTATGTCCCGGCCCAGGGCGAGCATGGCGCGCACGACGTCGATCACGGCCATGGCGATCTCGGCGGCTTTGCTGACGGCCGCCTGCTTCTCCGCGTCCATGCCGATGATGAAGCCCAGGATCGCGTCGGAGCCGATCTCCTTGAAGACGGTGGAGGGCGAATGAATCCCGGCGGCGCCCTTGGCCGCGTCGACGATGCCGCCGACGACCCCGACGACGGCGTCGATGGCCGCCTTCGCGGTGTCAATGATGCCTTGCGTCAGGCCCTGTATGAGGTCGACGCCCGCGCTGTACAGCGTGGTTGACAGATCGCCCAGCGCGGCCAGCGCCTCGCCGGGCAGGGCCCCGATCAAGCGCACCGCCTCGTCGACGAGCTCGCCGACCTTGCCGGTCACGTCATCGTAGAGCGTTTGGAAGAAGCCGGTGACGGTCGTGACCATGTCCTCGATGAAGCCCTGCACCGAGCTGACCATGCCGCCGATGTGCGTGATGACGGCGTCCTTCATTGTCCCGATGAAGCCGGCGATGGCGGTGGCCGCGGCGGAAACGGTACTGCTGATGGCGGCCCAGACCGTCTCGATCGTGGTCTGGGCTTCCTGCCAGAAGGCCCAGACGCCGCGGATCACATCAATGGCGGTACTGATCGCGGCCTGCGCCGCGCCGATGTAGGTCGTCACGACGCTGGCGATGACCGGCCAGACGGCTTCAATCACCGCCTGCATAACCGGCCAGACCGCATTCCAGATGGCCTGCATCGCCGCCAGCCCCGTCTCGATCGCGGCCTGCGCCGCCGCGATATACGTGCCGACGACGGCCGCAATCACCGGCCAGACGGCTTCGACCACGGCTTGCAGCACCGGCCAGACCGCATTCCAGATGGCTTGAATCACGCCCAGCGCCGCCTCGATGACCGTGCGCACGACCGTAATATAGGTCGTGACGGCGGCACTGATCGCGGCCCAGACCGTCTCGATCACCGCCTGCATGACCGGCCAGGCCGCGTTCCAGGCGCTCAGGATGGCGTCGAGCGCGGTCGAGAGCGCGCTCACGACCCAGTTGAAGGCGGCGACGACCGCGTCAACCACGCTGGCGGTAATCTCCTGAATGCCGAGGAAGTTCGTTGACCAGGCCAGGTACAAGGCCGCGATCGCGACGCCGATGGCCAGTGCGATGGCAATGATCGGCAGCAGCGAGGCGTTGAGCAGCGTCATCGCGACTACTTGCGCGTAGGTCGTGGTCACCCACGTTATCATCGCCGGCACGACGCTGGCCAAGACGGCCGCGCCAATCGCGACGAGGACGGGCGCGAGCGCGATCAGGATGGGCGTCGCGCCGCCGATGGCCTCGACGAAGCTGCCCACGATCGCACCCAACGGCGCGAAACTGGCCACGACGGCGTTGAGCGCGGGAATGAGCGTGGCCGTCATCAGGCCGGTGAAGGCCACCAGCACCGGCAACAACTGCGCGCCCAAGGCCTCCTTGGCCTCGCCGAGTTGGTCGTTCATGATCGCGAACTGCCCGGCACCGGATTCGGCAAAGGCGGCCGCCTGCCCGCCGAACTTCTGATCCACCGCGTTCATGACGTCCTGCGCGGTGGCGTTCTCCCCCAGCGTCACGCCGTACTTCTTGAGCGTGTTCGTATTCTCGTCGCTGGTCTTGCCCAGCAGTTTCGCCGCCGCCTCGAGGCTCATGCCGGTGCCGCGCGCGAGATCCTGCGCCAAGGACAGCCGGCTCATGGCCTCGTCAGCGTCGCCGAGTTGCGCGGTCAGCACCGCCAACGCGGCGCGTGACTCGTCGTCACTAAACGCCTTGGCCTGCCCGGCGGCGATGGCGGCGTTGATGGCTTCGGCATGCGCCGCATAGGAGCCCTCGGCATTCGTGACCGCTTGCTCGAGCTGCGCCATGCTGGCGGCGTCGTCGGCGGCCGCTTTGGCGGCGTCGAACAGGAAGGCCGGTGCCTGCGTGATACCGGCCCCCAGCGCGAAGCCGGCCGCGGTCTTGCCGACATCGCCCAGCGTCTTGCCGAGCCCGCTCGTGGCCTTCTCGACGCCGTCCAGACCCTTTTCGGCCGCACTGGTGTCGGCGTCGACTTTGATGCTGAGCTCGGCTGCGGTAATGGCCATCGACTAGTGCCTCCGCATGGCCTTGTTCAAGCGCGCCTGGCGCGCCTGCTTGCGTTCACGTTCCGCTCCCACAGCCTGCTCGACCTCGGCGGCTGCCATCACCCGCCAGAACCAGACGGGCGGCGGGTCGCGCTGGTCGAGCTCCCAGGGCCGGCAGTTGAGCCGCCCGCTGGCGCCCAGCAGCGCGTACCAGAGGGGACACGCGCCCTGCTCGCCATCCGTCGTCAGCCAGCGGCGGAGCTGACGACACTCGCTTCCCCCGGCTTGATGGCCGTGATGACGCCGTTGAGCACGGCCCACAGAAAGGCCGGCTCATACGTCAAGGCGTCCTCGACACTGGGGGGAATCTCCTGCCCGTCCTCGTCGAGCACGTCCCAGTGCGCCACCACCGCGACCAAGAGCCGCGCCAACGCGCGTTGCGCTTCGACCAGCGCGCCGGGTGCCAGCGAGCCGCCGCCCTGAGCGGTGCTGACCGCGGCGGAGAGTTGCGAGATCTCGTCGAAGAAGCCCAGATCGACGGCCGCCGGGCGATACCAGACGCTGACGGGCTCGCCGTCATACTCGATCACGGCCTCGCGCGTCACGGCCCGGCGCTGGGCGGGTCGATATGGCATGTGTCCTCCCGCCCGCCCTACAGCGCGGCCAGCGTATTGACGACGGTGACGTCCATGGCCTTCGTCCAGGTGGCGTCATGCACGATCGTGAACGTGTAGCTGATGGCCTGCACGCCGTCGCGGTCTTCGATGTCGCCGATCTCGCTGATGATGCCCGCGCAATCGAACTTGAAGTCGTAGGTCGCCGGACCGGCGCCGATGACGATGCCCGGCGCCGTGATGCGCAGGAACTTGGTCGCGCCGGTGCGCGCCGTGCCGAGCAGTGCCATGCCGGCCGCGTCGGCCTCCATCGTGAAGTCCACCGCCGCGGTCGGCGCCGTCTCGACCGTGGCCACGAACGAATCCTGGGCACAGTCCAGCGCCCAGACCGGATTGAAACGATCGCTGAAGGAGATCGAGGCCTCGAACACGCGCAGCAGTTTGGTCGTGCCGATCGTGGCGCCGGTGTTGTCGGCGTAGATGCAGATGTCGGCCGGCATGACCGGCGCGGTCGGGATGCTCGTCGCGGCCGGCGTCAGCGTCGCGCCGGTCGCGAACTGGCGCCCGAAGCCCGCGCCCGTGACGCTGTTGCCGTCTTCACGGGACAGGTCGAGCGTGAGCTCGTTCGTGCGGAAGCCGGCCACGCGCTCGGCGATATTCGCGTCGCCGCGTTCGACCGTGAGCGAGACGGGCGTGTCGGCGCCGAACGAGGCCGGCGTGTAGTGCCAGGTGGTGGCACCCAGGGCCGTCGTCGGGGTGGTGCTGGTCAAGAGCGTCGAGAGCAGGTAGGGCAATTCGTTGTAGGTGAGCAGCCCCTCAATGTCACCCTGCGCCCAGTCTTGCATGGGCATCACGACCGTCGGGTACTTGCCGCCGGCCGGGACAAACGGGTCGGAGAAGGCCAACTCCGGGCCGATGTTGAGTGACAGCGCCGAGAAGCGTTTCAGGGCGGGGACGATGGTGCCCTCGGTGACTTCGACGCCGACCTGGACTACTTGGGCCGCGGTCGCCCGTTCGGGCATGGTGGACCTGCCTTCCCTAGTGCGGTAGCACCTGTAGGACTACGCGAGCGCCGGCAACGTGCGCGGCGTGGTTGGTATCGCTGGGCGCCGGCTTCGAGCGCGGCGCGGGTTGACTAGGCGGCGAGCGTAACCAGTTGTCTGTACTCGCCGCCGCCACGCCGATAGATGGCGTCGCCGTCGATCTCCGGAGGCAAGAGCAGGGGCTGCTCCCTGACGCAGCTCCAGATCGTCCCGCTCGCGTACGGCGCGCCGGTGATGACGCCGGAGGCGTTGTGCAGGACCGCATCCACGCGCGCGGTGCGCTGCGCGATGACGGCCAGATCGTTCGTGCGGCTCCAGACTTCGACCTGCCAGAGCAGATCGCTCCAGACGCGGGCGCCGCCGCAGTTGAGCACGGACAGGTCTTGTCCACTCACGAACGTGATGACGATCAGCGGGTACTGCGCGCCGGCCGGGGCGATGTCCGGGTAGATGCGCGTGCCGATGTCGGCGGCCAGCTGGGCGTCGCCGATCAGGCGCTGATACAGTAGGCGATAGCCCACTAATGCCTCATTGATGGCGCGCCTCCGATCCTCATCGCAGCATGGTTTCTAGCCGGCCGAAGTCGCGTTCGATGTCGGGGCCGATCTCGGCCAGGGCTGGTCGAGCCATCGGGGCGGCCGAAATGACGCGGGTGCCAAATTCATGAAAAATCGTGTACTCGACGTCGTTGGTCAACTGGCCGGTGCCTTGCCCGGTCTTCTGCCATTGCCAGCCGTCACGCATGCGCCCGGTATCGACGCGGCTATGCCGGCGCGCGGCCTCTTGCATGCGTGGTCCGTGCGTGCCGTTGATAATTGCGTCTGCTGCCTCTGGCAACTGCGCGGCGATCGACGGCAGTTTATTGGACTTAATGTCAATCGAGACTTTCACGCGCGTGCCCCTCGCAGATACACCCGCCGGATCAGTTCATCGCTGCGCTGACGCACGTCGACGATCTCGTAGGTGACGCCGGCGTGCGTGATGCGCCCGGTCTGCGGCACCGTCGCGAAGGCCGGCAGCGTCGCGACGTGCGTCACGTCGGCGATGACGCGCCCGCCGGATTGGCGTTCGGCGACGCTGATGTCGGTGACGCGGCAGGCCACCGAGCCGGCGGCCGAGGGCGTCTCGACGACGCCGCTGTCACTGGTCACGACGGCGATCAGCGTCAGGTCACACATGTCCGGCAGCGTCGCGGCCAGGTCGGCGCGCATGCGGTCGAGCTCGGCCTGGTAGAGCGGCAAGCCGGTCACGACGGGCTGCCGCCTTGCGGTGTCTCGGCGGGCGTGGGTTCGGGCGTCGGCGACGTCGGCGGCTCTGGCTCAGGGGGATGCTCCGGCCCGACGACCTCGGCCTCCGGGTGCAGCTCCCCCGCGACGGCGGCGCTGGGGACAACGTACTCAGCACCATCCGGGTAGCGGATCAAGACCGCCTCACTGGCGCTACTGGCGGCCGGCGCCGCCTTGGTCTTGGATGTGGCCATCGGCCCTCCTTGAATGCCTACCGGCTAGCCTGGGTTCCAGTTATTCGGCACACCGTCCACGCCGGTCATTCCGGGCAGGCCCACCACCAGCGTGCCGCCGCACAGCCGCAGATAGTGCGCGGCCATGCGTTCGCAGTGCGCGATCAGGTCGCTGCGGCTCAGACTCTGCCCGTCCGTTGACAAGCTGTAGCGCTCAGCCGCCTTGCCCGCCTTGACACGCCAGGCCGCGACAGCCGCCGCCGGCAGATGCCAGGCCCCCGACCAGGCCGGCCCGGCCTCGCTGTGCACGGCCGTGCCGTCCGTGACGGTTGCGCCGCTCGCGGTCGGCCAGACCGGCTCGGCCGCGCCGCTGACGCCGGCCGAGGTCACGCGGTAGACGTGCCCGTTGGGCTGGGTTGGCACGAGCTCAGTGCCGAGGTCGTACGGCTGGTTCGCGGCCCACGCCGCGCGTGTCTCCGGCGGGTAGCCGCCGGCATCCGCACGCCGGTTGCCGCGCAGGATCAGGTCGAGCTCGGCGTCGGTCAGCACCGGGTCGAGCGTGGCCGAAGTCGCCATCACCAGCCATTCGCGCGCGTCAGTCGCGGTCGACACGGCGCCGCTCCGCTTCGAGGTAGTCCACCAGCGGCTGCCAGGCAGCTTGCAAGCGCGTCCGCGCGGCGGGGTCGCCGGCGAGACGCGCCTGCAACTGGGCGCCGTAAGCCAGTCGGCGACGGCGCGCGTCAACCCAGGCGGACGCCACTGGGGCGCCGACGATGTCAGCGGCCGTGACCGTCAACAGGTCGGGCGGGTCGGTGGGCCAGCCGTGGAGCTGGTTGACGCGCGCCATGCCCTTAGCCTGCCGTCGTGTCGTCCGTCGCGGCCTTGGGTTTGGCCTGCGGCGGTTCGCGGTGCTCGCCGAAGCCCTTGACGTCGGCGGTTTCCGGCGTGGGCTTGCCGGCCAGCTGGCCTTGCAGCGTGTAGTTCTCGTTCGGCGTCGGATCGACGGCCGTGCCGCTGTAGCCCTGTTCCAAGGCCTCGTCGCTGCCGGGTGCCGCGCCGGGCATGGGGCTGTCGGTCGCGTCCGGCTGACTGCCTGCCGGCTGACGTGCCTTCTGTGGCTCCTCGGGCTGCGTCTGACGTGCCTCCGGCTTGCGCGTGCCGCTCATGGCGGTTCCTTTCGCTCGCTCCGTGGACGCCGGTCGCTTCCTGCGTCCGCGGCTGCGATGCAGACGGCGTGCCGTCAGCTAGGGTGTGACCAGTTGCAAGACGCCGGCCGGATAGCGGCTGGCTTCCGTCGGCTGCTCCGGCGTGATCGTGTTCGCCACTTGCCAGCCGGCGCGGAACGTCACGCGCATGGCGGCCATGTCCTGCTGGAACAGGTTGTACACGACGAGCCCGCCGGCGTCGGTGATGACGCCCTCGGTCGCGATGTCGTAGGTGATGTCCTTGCGCACGCCCAGCACGAACTGCGAGCCGTCCAGCGCGAACAGGCGCGGGACTGTCGACGGCGACGTCGCGGCGGGCCAGCCGCCACGCATGGCGTAGGTGAACGGGATCCCATAGAGCGTGCCCTGGGAGACTTCAGCCAACTGCTGCCCGGTCGAGTCGCGCGCATTGCGCAGCCCGCCCAGGATACTGGCATGCGCGACGAAATCGCTGACCATGTAGCCGTCGCTCTCGACCTTGCCCATCAGCAGGCTGACGTCGCCGGCCAGGCCGCCGGTCGCGGCAGTGGCGTCCCAGACTTCGTTATTGGCCGCGGCAATCGCGGACGTGTTGATGTCGGTCGGGAACGCGGCCGGCTTGTTGGTGCCGAAGAAGATGGCCTGATCGAGCGCCAGCGCAATCGCCGAGGCCAAGAGCGGCTCCAGCTCGTTCCAAATGTCGAAGGTGAGGTCATCGACCACGTTTTGCGGCACCGGAATGATGGCCGCCAGTTCCTCGATCGCGATCGTCTTCTTCGTCCAGTTCGCCTCCGTGGTTTGTTTCACGCCCGTATCGCCGGACACCCAGTAGGCGACCGGCAAGGCCGAGAGCACCGGCAGATTGGTCACGCCGGCGCCGATCGGCACGCGCGTGAACAGTTGCATGGCGGCCGACTGCTGCGCGATGCCGCCGATCATGGTTGCGATGGTGGATTCCGGCAGCAAGCCGCCGACGTCGGTGCGGCTGATGACGTTGTTGTATGGCACGGTGTTGTCCCCCCGTCGATGGTGGCGACGTGGTCGGACGGGGAGGGTGCGTGCGCGAGGAGTTAGCCGCTACGGCCTCCGGCGTGGTCCGCCCATCGCGGCGCGCAGCTGGTCGTTGAACGACGTGCCGGCGCCGGCGTCCCGGCCGGCGGCGCCGTCGGCGCTACCGTTGGGAGAGCGGAACAGTTCCGGATAGTCCTTGCGTAACGCCTCGATAGCCTTACGCATGGCCTTCTCGTCATCGAAGGCCTCGTCGGGCAGTTGACCCACCAGGAGCGCGGCCCGCGTGGCGCCGGCCTCGTTGAGCGCGGCGCGCGCTTTGTAGCTGCGCAGCTCGGCCAGCGCCTGTTCGCGGGCGGTGTTGGCCGCGTCGCGGTCGCGTTCCAGCCGTTGGGTGTCGGTCAACTGGGCGTCTTCGAGGGCTTTGATGCGCGTACGAAAGCGGGCATTCTCGGCACGTAAGTCCCGTGCGACCTTCGCGTGATCCTCGGCATCGCTCGGGGCCGTGCGCTCAGGAGCGCCGGTGCGCGAGGCGGCTGAGGGCGACGGGTTCGGCTCCGCCTGGGAGCGCGCGTCAGCCGGCGCCTGGCCGTCCGACGGGCTGGGTTCCTCCGCCATGCTACTGTGTCTCCGGCTGCTGTCTGGCGCGGCTTCGACCGCCGTCGCGGGCGAGGCTGGCGTACGTACAGCGTTACGGCACGATCATAAGCATAACCGTTGGTTATTGTCAAATGACATGCCTCCGGCTGCGATACATGGCACTGATGGCGCTCACGACGGCCTTTGCGGCGGAAGGCCTCCGGCTGCGAGATGTTGCCGGAGATGTTGCCGGAGATGTTGCCGGAGATGTTGCCGGAGATGTTGCCGGAGTTGTTATCGGTACTCCACGGTGCAGAGGCATCTCCGCCCGCACTCGGAGCCGTCGCCGGGCATCGGCAGCGCGCCGATCTCCACCCAGCCGAGTTCGGCGTAGTCTTTGCAGTCGTCACACGATTCATTCGCGTGCAGCACGCGGCGCATCTGGGTGGCGCCGGACTGGCCGCGCACCCGCGCGCGCACCCGTTCGTAGGCGTTGCGCGCGGCCTGCACGTAGAGGCCGGCGCGGCGGGCGAGGGTGCCGTCGCGGCGTTGCGCGCCGCTTTTGATCTGTGCGGCGAAGCGATTGAGGAAGCCGAGCTCGTCCGACAGGCTGGTCATACGCCGCACACTCCCATGCATTCGTCATCGAACGACAACTGGCCGCGTTCCTGCGGCGTCGATAGGTCGACGAGCCGCAGCGGGATACGTTGGCTGTGCAGAAACGCCGTATAGCCTGGGCGTGCCTCACGCATCGCCTCGTCAAAGGCCACCGCGTCAGCGAACTCAGCCGGTGCATGGCGTTTCATGGCAGACCAGCGGGCGTTGTCGTGATACGGGCAGCCGATACAGGCACTCTTGGGGGGACGTGCGTAGCCGTTGCGCTCCAGCCAGAGCAGGCAATCGTGGCGGGTCATGCGCAGGTCAATGAGCGGGTAGGTGTTGGTGATGTACTGCACGTCGGAGTCGCGCATCCGCTGGACTTCATCGAGCGAGATGCCCAGCAGGCTCGTGATGCGCTTGTGGCCGTGGGCTTCCATGATGGCGCGTAGGCGCTTACGAATCGGGTATATCTTGTAGCGCTGGGTGCATTGCCGCCGCAGGATGCCAGGGCGGAAGCCCTTCCCGGCCAGATACAGCGGCATGTCCACGCCCAGCGGCTTGTGCAGGGCATGCTCGCGAATGTTGCCGTAGGCGACGCGCGTAATCGGAATCTCGCTCACCGATTCCAGCCAGGCGAGATGGTCGTACACGGCCTGCGGTTCCCAGCCGGTGTCAGCGAACACGGCTTCGACCGGTGCCAGCGGATGCAAGTCACCACGATTCGCCATCAGCAGCAACGTCGTGGATTGCACACCAGCGCCCAGGCTGATGACGCTGACGCTACTCGGCGGTTTGGCGGGCATGGCTCACAACTCCGTATCGGCCAGGTCGTCGAGCGTGACGTGCGCGACGCCGCCGCGCGCCAGGATGATGGCCACCAGCCGCATACGCACCAGCGTCAACGCCAGCGCCGCCTGCCAGTCCTCGAGCGAGACGGCGCCGGCGCGCAGGTGCTCGGCCTGGGCGCGCGTGGTCTGCTCGACGCGCGTAATCAGGGCATCGAGCGCCCGGCGGGCGGCCGCGTCCGAGGGCGCGCCGTCCGTCAGGTAGGCGTGGAAGCGGCGCGGCACTTGGGTGCGGAACCAGGCGGCGGCAGCGTCCACGTCGGCGGCCGTGAGGCTGACGCTGGGCATGGCGCTCATAGATGGCCTCCGTCCCAGTCCATGTCGTCACGATAGCCCAACGCCGCGTAGACCTCGTCGGCGTGCGACGGCCAGCAGGGCGCGTACACCTCACACCCCGCGCCGCGTAACGCGTCGCACCAGGCGCGCTGCCGGCCGGTCAGTTGCAGCCCTTCGCGTTTCGTCTCGATCCACATGACGCGCCCGCCACGTACCAGCGTCAGGTCGGGATAGCCGGCCTCGGAATGCACCGCCGTCCACGCGTGAAAGCAGAGCCAACCGGCGTCGCGTGCAGCCTTGATGAGCACGCGCATCCAGGCGGCTTCGGTCATGGCGCGGTCGAGCTGGGTGCGGGCGGTGGGCATGACCATAACCCCCGTTGCTTAGGTAGCGTATGCCGGTCTCGCTTCCGCGGCGCGCCCACGCCACCAGCGCCAGGCGCCCAGCGCACCGAGTGCCGGGAGAATCAGCAGCCATTTCACCACCACCTGGCCCATCAGCGCGGCCAGGCTGCCGAACGCCAGCCACAAGAAGAGCGCCGAGTCGACGACGCTGCCGACGGCGTTGGACGCTGCCAGCGCCCAACCACGGCCGCGCGTGCGCAGCGGTTCATACACCAGCGCATCGGCCGCCTCGCTGAGCAGGAATGCTGTGCCAGAGGCCAGTGCCAGCGAAACATGCCCTCCCGGCAGCGTCACGCCGTCCGACACCCACCAGGAGAGGGCGGCCCCCAGCGCGATGGCCGGCAGCATCCACCAGCCGCCGAGCCGTTCGCGCAGCAGGTCGCGCAGGCTGAAGGCCAGTCCAGCCCAGACGACGCCGGCCGGCACGTCCAGCCCGAACACGTTCACAATGCCGTAGCGCTCGAGCGTCGCGTTGGCCAGCCAGACACAGGCCACAAAGCCGACGAAGGCTAACCAGCCGAGCAGCCGGCCGTTGCCATTGCCCCGCGTCACGGCGTCACCGCCAACAGATCGACCTCGGCCAGCTGGCGCGCCTCGGCCTCGGTGTAGCCCGCGACCTGGGCCGCGCCCTCCAGACTCGCGCCCGCGTTCGTCAGCGTCTGCGTGACCGTCGCGCGCGCCTGGTCGTCGCGCGGGCCCATGTCGGTCCAGATCGTGTCCATGAGCGCCGGCACGTTCGCGCGCGACATGCGCAGCGCCAGACCCAGCACGTTCTCCCAGGCGTTGCCGAAGCTGATCTGGCGATCCCTGACTTTCGCGTACAGCGGCGCCTCGGCCACTTTCAGCGCCTCGCCGCTGGGGAACTGCCCGGACGGCTGCTGCAGGTAGTGCAAGGGCGTGCGCGAGATCGTCGCGATCGACTTGCGCAGCGACTCCTCGACCGCCAGGAACTGCACCAGGTCGGTCTGCGGGAACTGCCCGAAGGTGGCGTCGGGCACCGGCACATGCCAGACCGTGCCGGCGCCGGCCGTGAAGATCTCGACCGGGTAGCCCGTGAGCGGGTCGGTCGGCACCTCGATGCCGGTCGCCCAGCGTTGCGGCAAGGCCTCGCGTTCGATGGCCACGAACTTGTCGACGTGCGTTTTGTTGAGCGCGTCTTGCAACGGGATCACGTCGCGCAGTTCCGAGCGCCCGAACTCGCCGATGCCGGCGTTGTTGGCGAAATGCACGACCGGCACCAGCCCCCAGGGATTCGCCAGCGGCCACGTTTCGCCCGGCACGTCCAGCGGTGCGAACGCGTCGGCGTCCTCCGGCAGCGTCGCGGCGCCGTTGCTGGACGCCGTGCGGGCCGGCACGTCGGAGGCGTACTTCTCGATGCGGTCGGCGTAATAGAGCGTCAGGCGGAACGAGCCGTCATGCAGCGGCCAGCACTTGGCAGCCCAGTCGAGCGTGCCGGGCTGGGCGTCGCTGTAGCGCAGCGTCATCTGCCGCGCGCGGTTGGGGAACAGCTCCGGGCGGCCCTCGGCGTCGGGCCAGACGATGACGTAGCTATCGCCGGCCATCAGCGCCTGCGCATGCACCTCGCCGGCGCGCCGGTCCATGCGGTTCAGACGCCAGATGAGCTCGGCGGCGCCGGCCACCGCGGCCGCCTCGGCGTCGGACACGCCCAGCGCGCGGAAGCCGCCCACGGCCAGGCGGTCGGCACTGGTATCGACGACGCCGGCGCACAGGTTCTCGACCAGCGAACGCGCCAGGCGCCCGATCGCGCCGCGGTGGCGCTCGGTGGCCAGCGTCAGCGGCTGGCGGCCGTCGTAATAGTCCTCGTACTGCTGGTACACGGGCAGCCGCGCCGCGATCTGCTGCAGGGCGGCGGCGACGTCAGGCGTTGGCATGGGTTGGCTCCGTTCGAATGACTGCCGCCGGTGCCAGCGTGGCGATGCGCCAGACGTGGGCGGAGCGTGACGGCGTCGGGAAGTGCGTGCCGGCCGCAATGCGCACCGCGCGGTCGTGGCCGAGGTCATCGACGTACGCAGACGTGCTACCGCATTCTTCGCCCGGTATGTGCTCCCGATACCAGCCCGTCGCGGGACACACGTCGCCAGCGCGGTACATGTCGACGTCAGCGGTGGCAGGCATGAAGCGTCCTCCTTACGCGACGCGCACGCGGCGATCGACGCCGGCGTCGAGGTGCATTGTTATGTACCGGCAGACGTCCATCCCGTGATTATCCTGATCGACGGGCAGTTCTTTGTCCGTCTGCCAGACGTAGCCGTCAAACTCCTCGACCGTCGACGCCGGCCGGCCCGCTTCGACCAGCGCCGCATCACGCTCAACGACGGCGTCGCGTTGGAACGTGAGCCGCGGCCGGCCGTCGCCCTGCACGCGCAAGCGCGCCGCGACCGCCTGCACGCCGTCGCGGATGGCCTTGCGCGCCGGCGTCGTGCGCCGCCCGAGATGGCGTTCGAGCGTGGCGCGCCCCTCGGCGTCGTGGTCGCAGACGAGCGCGATGGCCGGCCGGCGCCCCGCGGTCAGCCGGCGGATCTCGGCGGCGTGGTCTTCGACGAGCCGTTCGGTGCGGTAGATTTCGCACTCCAGTTCTAGCCGCCCGTCCGGATCAATGCCATACGATTGCCACACAAATGGGTTCCGAAACCCGAAGTCCGCACCTTCGATGCGCGGCCACGCCGCCGGCAACGTGCGCTGTTCCACCAGGTGTACGCGGGGGTCGTAGGCGTCGTACACCAGCCCCTCGGCCGCCGCCCAGCGCCCTTCGTACAGCCGCAGGCGCCGAACGCCGGTCAGCGTGGCGAGTCGCTCCAGATAGGCGCGCCCAGCCGGCGTCCAGTCCTGCCCGTCGTGATAGCGCGGATTGTCCTGGTGCCGGCTCGTGAGGAGGCGCGCAACGCCGTCGAACGTGCGCCGATAGAGCCAGTGCGAGGGCGCGCCCGGGTTGCAGTCGCCGATCAGCTGCTGCGTCGGCATGACGCCGTAGCGCGCGCGACTCGTCAGCGTCTCCCAATCGGTCAGCGTCAGTTCGGTGGCTTCGATGACGATGATCTGGTCGTAGTCGGTCGAGAGGATCTTGGAGGCCTGATCGAGCCCGCCGACGACCAGCACGCTGGCGTTGGGGTAGCGGAAGTGCGCCGGACCGCGCGGTGTCGCGCCGTGATAGACGACGCCGTCGAGCGGATGCAGCACCTGCTGCTGGTAGGTGACGAGCGCCGACGCGGCCAGGGACGTCGCGGTCTTGCGCACGACCAGGGCGCGCGCACGCGGATAGCGCAGGAGGCGCAGATGCGTGAGTTGCAAGAGCGCGGTGGTCTTGCCGGTGCCGGCCGGACCGGCCAGCACGAGCTCGGCGTCACGCGCCGCGAACAGCTCGCGGGCGGCGCCGCGCGCTTCGTAGCGCACGACGACGGGCTGCCGCCTGACGCTGGGGGACTGGGGGCGGAGCGTCGCCGTCATACGGCCTCCATGCGCCTGCGTGGCTGCGCGTGCAGTTGGCGAAACCGCAGTTCCTGCGTGTACGCGGTCAGGATCGAGCCGCTGAGGAGCAGTTCGGCGTGCGTCACGTCCGGCGGATCGTGCTCAAGGTTGCGTTCGGCGCGCTCCCAGGCGTAACGCGTGATGGCAATGTCGTAGACGAGCTGCGCGGTCGTGAGGTGCTTCGCGCGGGCGGCGTAGTAGGCCGCGGTCGCCGCGTCGAACAGCCAGACGTCGACGGGCATGACGTGCTGCCGCATCAGACGGCCTCCACATCCACGCCGACGTAAATGCGCTCGATGCGTTCCGCGACGAGGCCACCGGGCGCGTCGGCCGGGCCGTAGCCGCGCACGCGGCCGAGCGTCGAGAGCACGTACTTGGCGGCCTCCAGGCTATTGTCGGCGAGGTGCCTGACCAGCACCGACTCGGCGGTGTCGAGCAGGCGGTCGCGTGACTGATCGTAGGCGGCGGCCACCGTCGGAAAGCGCTGGATGTAGCGCTCGATCGTGTCGACCGAGCAGCCGACGCGCTGGGCGGCGGCCGACTTGATGCCGACCGACGCGACCAGCGCGGCCGCGACGGCGTCGGCGCGGTACTGGTGTTTAGCGGCCATGCCCACCTCCGAGTAGCACCGTGCGTTCGACGGCCAGCAACTCGTCGAGCCGCGCCTCGACCTCCGCACGATCAAGATCAAGCCCCAGGTAGCGCGCCGCGTACCAGCCGGCAACATACGGCTTGAACCAATCCCGATGCGGCAGCATGACCCAGGGCCGATCGAGGACGACGCGCGCCTGCACCGACAGATGGCAGCGTTGACACAGCGCCAGCAGGTTCCACCAGCGGCAATTGCCCGCGTCGAGGTCGAGGTGATGCACGGTCAGGCAGTAGCCGGCGGACGGATCATGCAGTTGGCCGCAGCGGACGCAGCGCCAGCCGGCGGCGTACTTGACGTCGGCCGCGATCTTCGGCCAATCCGGCGGATACGTGCCGCGTCCGCGCCGTCTCATGCCCTGTTTCCTTCCTGGCCGACCAGGACCGCATCTTCCGCAACATCGCCGTCCCGCAGCGCCTCGCGATAGGCGCGGATGACGGCCGCCTCGCGCCGGCCGTTGCGCTCGCGCCCCGGCAGACCGCCGGCGCGGCTGGGCCGTTCGTCGCAGCAGTCCGGGCAGACGCGCATGCCGCCGACGACCGTCCGGCGGTAGCGCGCCCCCCGGCACCACGGGCAAACCGGGCGCCCGTCGCAGACGTGGCAGCTGCGCCGGCCCGCCAGGGGTTGGCCCAGGCAGGCCGGGCAGATCGTGCGGTCGAGTGGGTCGCCGCGCTCGTCGAGCTCAACGGCGCGCAGGCGGAATGCCTCCCGGCTGCCCGTCATCGCCGGCGAGTCCGGCGTCCAACTCGGCAAGGGCCGCTGCGGTGGCCGTTTGTCGATCAAGCGTTTCATGGCTCCCCGTGTCCCGTTGGCGCCGATCGAGATCGGCCGATAACAGCGACCAGTTGGCGACCAGACCGCGCGGCGTCGGTGGCGGTAGATGCGGCCAGACCAGCGCCCAGTGGGCGCCCAGGATGGCGATGCGTTCGGCGTTGACGCTGGCGATGGTCGCCAGGTCGGCGGCGGCCGTGTCCAGCCAGACGCGCTCATCGGGCGTCAATTCGGGCGGAGCGCGGCCATAGCAGACCTGCGCCAAGGCACTGCGCAGGGCCGGCGTACGGCCGTTCAGCGCGGCGCTGGCACCTGCCCCTCGCGTGCGCGCGCGCGCATCCGCGCTTGCTTGCTTGCTGCCCAGGAACGGAGGCGTAGCCGTAGTGACCGGGCTATCGGCAATCAGGTATCCGGAATCAGTATTAAGGCGATCTTGGCGATGCCTAGCACCAGGCTCGGCATTGCCTAGGTCGTGCTCGGGTGTTTGGTTAGCTGGAGGCGGGTCAGGCGCCGGGATCACACTCGCCGTCTCGCGCACGTGTGGCGTCTGGTGCTGGCTGAACTTCACCACCTGGATGTAGCGCGCGCCGTCGACCGCGTAGCGTTCGATGAAGCCGGCCGTGGCGAGCTCGGCCAGCGCTGCGTCGACGTCGGTGTCGTCCGACGGCAGCACCTGCAGCTTGATCTTGCCGGGCCGGTCTTCGAGGCGGCCTTCACGGTCGGCGAGCGTCCACAAGCCCACGAAGAGCAGGCGGGTCAGCGCCGGCAAGGTGGCCAGCACCTCGTTGGTGAAGAAGCCCGGCTTGATGTTACGCGCGCGCGGCATTACGGCTGCTCCCCGCGTTGGCGCTTACGCTCGGTGTCCAGCGCGATCATGAGCTCGTCAAGGTTGAAGTGGCGGGCGAGCCGGCGCGCAGCTTTGGTGGTGTCAGCCGGCACAGTGATGCCGCGCTCGCGGAACCCGGCCTCGATCATGGCGGCATTGGCCGACAGGTCGCCGGCTAGAACGCTGGCATGCAGGTCCGGTGCGTGCGTCCGCAAGCGGCGCATCGCGTTTTGGCGCGTATTACCTTTTGGCACTAGTTCAGAACGTGGTGCAAGAGTAACAATGTTACTCTTGAAATCCACCGATGTCCTATCGCCCCCATGCTCCAGCTGCGTCAACCGGTCGAACGCATCCAGCGCGCGCGGATCGTTGCGACAGAGCGTCCGTAGCGCCTCCAAGGTTGTCCCTAAGCCGTCAGGTTCAGGCCGTACAACGAAGTCCGTGAATGCCCGAAACGTGACGATCGTTCCACTGCGCGCCAAGACTTCGCGCCGCTGCCAGGCGTGAAAGTCGATCACGCTGAGCAACGCTCCAGGCACATCGCGCAGCCCCGCCTCGCCGCGCGCGAGCGCGCTTTGCAGGTTCGCGACGCGCTCGTCATCAGGCGTGCGGTACTGCATCCATCTCCCCAGCCAATATCCACTGCGCCAGAATCTCCAGTTGCCGATCGAGGACAACCACCGAGGCCCCCTTGACACTGCGTACGCCCGTCAGATCGTTGAGGCGGATGTGGACGTCCTTGTAGTCGATGCCACTAGCGTGAGCGAAGCGCTTTGCTTTGCGCGCTACTTCATCGCGCTTCGCTTGCACCTGTTTGTACTGCGGCACGCGCGCGGCCGCTGCCCCGTTCGATCCAGTACCACCATTACTGCCATGACCATTGCTGGTTGACGCCTCGCGACCATCAGCCTGCGTGAAATGCCGTTGCTGGATCAGGCGCGCCACCGCCATGATCGTGTCTTCACCAGCGTGCGCAGCCCCACTCGCCCGCAACAACGCAAGCGCCTCGTCTCGCAAGGCGTTGCTGATCTCCCCACCCCCAGTGACGTGCGAGATTGTCTCGGCGTCATCGGACATTTCGGGGAAGAATTCCCGCTCGGGCGCTGGCGGATCGCCGCCACCCGGTTCTGGCCCACCGGGTTCGACAATCGTCAGTTCCTGGTCGGCCAGTTTGCGTTCCTCAATAAAGCGCAATGCGAGCGGCTTCAAGCGTAGATCAGCCGGCAGCCGCACGATGCACGGCGCCTCGGCCTCGCCGCGCAACAGCCGTCCTACAATCTGATCGAATGACATCAGGGTAACAATGTTGGTTGCGTACACCAACTCACGGAGTCGGGGAATATCGCTGCCTTCACTGACCATGCGCACGGCAATGAGCCAGAAATCGAGCCCCTTCTCGAACGCTTCGAGGCGCGTTGCGGCATATGGCTCATCAGAGATGACCAGCGTAGCCCGCGTCCCCGTGATGCGTTCAACCAGGCTGGCAACCCGCAAGGCATGGTACTGGTCGACGCACACAATCAGTCCGGCAGCGTCAGGGTCTCCACCGGCGCGCAACTCTATCAGCCGACCGTGCGCCTCGCGGATCACACTCGGCAACCAATCGCCTTCCGGCATCAGCGCCGTTCGCAAGCGATGGCTGATTTCGTTGTCAGGCAGCTCATCTTGGAAACTCGCCTGGAAACGCTGCTTGTCGGACACCCACTCGAACGAACCTTCATACAGTGGGAAGATCACATGCGGCAGTAACCGATCACGCAGGGCCTGCTGATAGGAATAGCTGCCGTCCGGTTCCATAACCCACTCACCAGGATGACCAGCTTTCTCGACCATGCGCACAAACGGGATCGGACTTCGATCCGTGCGGAGTAACGTCGCCGAGCCGCTGATGACGACGCCGGCACGGTCGAAGGCGAATTTCAACGCCTGCGCCCAAGTCAAATCGGGATGATCGCCCGCGTGGTGTGGCTCGTCCAAAATGATGCGAGCTCGGTCATGGCCGAACAAGCGCGCAAATGTCTGGGGATCACTCGCGACCTGCTGGTAGGTGACACAGATGCCATCGAAGTCGGGTGGCAGGCCGAACTTTGAGAGATCATCGTTGAGCACGCGCGGTGCGAGTTCGATACCCCAGCGTTCCGACAACTTCTGCGCCCACTGGTCTTTGAGGGAGAGCGTCGGAACGACAACGCAAATGGGTCCGCTGCCCTTCAGGCTGTTCGCACTCACCACCATCGCCGTCATGCAATCCGTCTTGCCGGCGCCCATGATGGCTTGCAATGTGTAGCGGTACGGCCCTTCCTGTGTGTCGAGCATCCGTAGCCATGCCGTACGCTTTTCCGCCTGCCACGGGCGAAGCTCAACATCACGAGCCATGCGCGACCCTCCCATGCCACTCCCCTTCTGCAGATTGCAACGAGGGCACAACGCCTGCCCGTTGCCTAACACCGTGCGCCCTCCACGCGCATACGCCTGTATATGATCGGCGTGCCAGTCACGAACCAGCGCGCGACCGCACTGCCCACAGTAACCGCCGGAGCGAGCAAACAGTACCCGGCGCTGAAAGGCGCTAAACCGACGCATCCCCAGCCGCCTGCACCGGCTGCCGCCGCCTGGCCCGCTGCGTCTCGCGATAGGCCGCGCGCAGTTCCTCACGTTGCGCCGTGGTCAGCCACTCGCTCGCCACTTCGCACTCCCGGCTGAGCGCGTCGAACTCGTCGGCCGTGCCGCCGGCCGCGAACGCCAGCACGCGCGTCAACAAGTCGCCAAACTCGGTGTCCGCGTCAGTCGGCAGCGGAGCGTCCCCAGTGACGATGTGGAAGATTGGCTGCTCGTCGTCGACTGGCGGCCGCGGCGGCCAGTGGGGTGTATCGTCGTCGTCCTCGTCGGGCGGTGGCGGGGCGCCGTCCCAGGTGCCCGTGACAAACGTCTCGCCGGCGTCGGAGAACGTCACCACCGCGCCTAGCTCGTCCGGCGTATACAGCCCGCCGATCACGTCGGGGAAGGCCATGCGGGCTACCGCACTGATGGCCCGCGCGCGTAGCATCGCGCCGGGGTATTCCTTCCAGACCTTGCGCCCGGTCAGCCCGGCCTGCGTGGCTTCGGCGTGCGTGTAGGCGAACTCGGCCGCCTGCCCCCAGTTGCGCCGGCGATAGCTCAGCCGGCAGACGCTCGCGCTCGACTCCAGCACGCGGATGGCGTTGTCGCCCTGCGCGCGGTAGATGAGGGCCAGCATGAGCTCGGCGTTGGCGGTGGGTTTGCCTTCGATCACGACGATGTTGGTCAGCGCCAGCATCGGCGGGATGGCCAGCTCCTGGCCCTTCAGGATCAAGGCGACG